ATTCGCGGCGGGTTGTGTCGACTGTGGTGTCGACGGTGTTTGGTACGCAGGTGCGGATCAATGATCCGCATGAGACTCGTAATCAGATGATTAGGAATGATCGGGATTTCGATAATAAGATCCGTGATCTGATCGATATTGAGATGAGGCTTCGATGAGGCAGTTGGTTACGAACAGGTTGGAGTGGGGGGCGCGTGAGCCGGCGAAACCGTTTCGTGCGTTGCGTCCGCACCGTGTGAAGGGTGTCGTGTTGCATCACAGCGGTGTGGAGGGTGGCCCGTCGGGGATTGCTGCGGTGAGGGCCTTCGAGGCGTATCACATGGATACCCGTAAGTGGGATGGGATTGCCTACAACTGGTTGGTGGATCCGACTGGTGGGGTGTTCGAGGGGCGTGGTGGTGGTTGGCGTGGTGCTGCTACGAAGGGTTGGAATGCCCGTTCGGAGTCGATTTGTTATACGGGGTGGGGGTTTGATCCGGTGCCGACGGTGGCGTTGAAGGCTATCCAGATGGTCATTGATGATGTGCAGTTCCGGTATGGGGGTTCGTTGTGGGTGCGGGGGCATCGGGACATGTCGTCGTCGACTTGTCCTGGCGACTGGTTGTATGAGTGGTTGACGAATGGGGGGAAGGTGGATCAGGGTTCACCGTCGGATATCGACTGGGCGGGGATTGTGGCCCATCTGACGGCTCTCAGGGACCGTGTGGCGGCTGCACCTCTGTCGAGGCGCCACAGGAGCCGTGGAGAGGCTGTGCGGGTCGCTCAGAGCCATCTGAGGCACCGTGGGTACGACCCTGGGCCTGCGGATGGTATCTATGGTAGGCGTACAGCGGCTGCCGTGAAACAGTTCGAGAAGGCAATGGGCTTCTTGAAGCCGAACGGTGTCCTTGACGGGGCTACCTGGACGGCACTGTTCTTCGTTTAGAGGGACACTCCACCCATCTAATAGGAGGTACCCAACATGCCGAAGGGCAAAGGTTACGACACATTCGAGAAGACGTTCGGCTCGCAGAACAAGCAGCCGTACAACTCAACGTCGAGCGAGAACATGCACGCCATGAGCGTGCAGGCCAAGAAGGACGCGGCGTATCTTCGCAAGACGAAACTGGGGAACGCCGCTCACGGCGGTCGCCCCTTCGGGAAGTAGGACACTATGAGGGATGGTTCAACACCACGCCCAGTGAAGGCCGCCAAGGTGCTTGTCACCACAGTGAACAGAGGTGACGGCATCGGTACTGTCGGCTCACCGTCGAAGGCTGGCGCCCGCAAAGCCCTGCGTGACTGATGCCAGGCAAGAAGCCTCGTCGTCCAAGGTACTGACATGCCCCTGAAAAAGGGTTCCAGTCAAGATGTCATCGGCCACAACATCGGTAAGTTGATTACCGAAGGGTACCCACGGGACCAGGCCGCCGCTATCGCTTACGATAAAGCGAAACCAAAATCGAGAGGGAAGAAATGACCGACATGCTAGAGAGAGCAGCGTGGACCTTTTGCCAGGGATTCCTGGGAGTGTTCCTAGTCAGCGACCTGTCCACAGCGCGGAGCGGTATCATTGCCGGCGTTGCGGCAGCACTATCCGTCATCAAGACATACGCCAGGGATAAGATCGCATAGTGGATGACCTTGACGCTCAATGGGGTGACTTTATGGCATCCAGCGGCGTTCAACTAGAGCAAGACGTTCTGCGTTCCTTTCAGGAAAGCCGGCATCTGCTCGACATAGAGGACGGCACTCACGCCTCCTGGTACGGCAACCAACTCGGTGTGCTTCTTGTCTTTCAACGGGATGAAGCAATGAGGATGGTCGGCGGTTGGCATGATGCCGACGGCGGCGACCTCATTGCTTTGTCTCGGATCCTAGGGTGGGTCACCGGGTTCGTCGACATGATCGAACAGTGCCTGATGCTTTACGACTCCGAAGAATAGGATCGTATTCGTTCATGTATGACAGGTGATTCAAGCAACGCTACCTGTAGTTTCTGAATGATCCTGTCGCGTCTACGCGCCAGAGTTGTTTTGGGAACATCGAGAATGCTGCCGACAAAACGTAAACTCAACCGCACCGTGGTGAGCATGTGGAAGATCCACTGTTCTTCCGCCGTGAGGTGATCCAGAGCGTCAGCGAGAATCTCCCGCAACTCGTCTTGCTCCGCGATGCTTTCCTCGGGTTCAACCCCAGGAGGGCACCGCATCAAAGCGTCGTAAAGATCCTCTGGGCGCCGCTGCGCCCACGGCCGAATCGATGTTGCACCGGCCGGCCCTAAAAGAACATCCATCAAGTATGGGTCGGCTGTCCATGCCCCCCGCTCCGACCTACTCAATAGACGGTGCGTTCAGAAACTGCTCCCCTATGACCCGTGTGTTCTCCGGGTCGTAATGTGCCGGCTCGCCCTTCTCCCACGCTTCGTCGTAGTCGATCCACCCCAGGATGTCGACCACCCGAAACTCGGGTGGTACTGGTTGCACCACCCACAGCACCAGCCCCTGCTCCAACTGTCGGCGGCGTACAGCAGCGTTGGTGCTGGTCCGTACCCGACGCACCTCAATGTTGTGGCCCACGTCAGGGAGATGCTTGTAAAACTTGTGGTCTGACTTGTGCCAGACATGCCCCGACCAATACTGGTTGGTGATCTTAGCGACAGCCAGTTCCCCCACGCAGGCAGCAGCCTGCGCTGTGCGGTTGTCCTCCATGAGGTTCTTGTCGTAGTGGGCGGCGTCACGCTTACCCCAGTTCGCTACGAAACGGCGCGCCCCAATGTTCAAGGCATGTTCGTACTCCCAGGGATCCAGTTCGATCTGTATCATTTCTTCTTCCCGATCAGACGATGAACCTGGCGGTCATCGTCATAGGCCAAACCGTTCAGAGCATCCTCGACAAGTTTCAGATAGTTGGATACATCCCCTCGCAGCATCGATCTTTCCATCTCCAGGGGTGTCAACGTGATTGTGATCCGGTCCTTGGAGAACACGCACGCCATCGACACCGGCCCCTCAAACTTCGGTCCCTTGTACGCCTCAGCGATCACAGCCTCAGCGTCGACCGTTCCCTTCGGCGTGTAGGTGCGTCCCTTGCCGAAGCGGGGACGCCCCTTGGCGCGAGGCTGCCCCCGGACGGTAAACCGGTATGTCTGCGGGTTGGGGGCCATCAAAGTTCTCCTAGAGTGTTGTGCCTGGCATTCGTAACAAGTTCTTCCAGGCGTTGGTTCCGGTCGTTGCGGTCTACAAACTTTCCGACACGTTCATCGAGTTCTCCGGTGAGTCGCAGGACAGTGTGGTCACTGTAGTTTTGTCTGAACAGGGAACAGGCGAAAGTATACAGGGCGTTGGAGCGGTCCTCCCGGATATCACCCTCCCATATACGGCGGGCTATGTAAGCGAAGTTGTCGTCATCACGGCAGCGGGTCTGTTCGACCTTCGCTATGGGCTTTAGGTGCCGCTCCTGGTACAGGGCATGAACGGATCGGATGGCGTGACTGGAGGCACGCGACTCCCACGCTGTTTCCACAAACTCGTCGAGGTCGTACGGTTCGTTGTCAGAGTTGATGACTACCTGCCGGCCGGGGTTCGCCAGGTTCGGGTAGGGCAGCAGCAGGCAGTTCCCGAACCCTTTCCCCTCCAGAATAGTCTGCTTGGGGTACACCTCCTTGGTTGGTACATCCACCAGGCGGCATGCACCCAGCATCGCTTCACGACCCATTTCCGCTGTCAACGGCTGCCGCAGGTACACCCACAGGTGGAACCCTTTCGACCTGGATCGTTCGATCCAGCCTTGAACACCGAACCGTTGCAGCAACCGTTGCAGGTTGCAGGCGTGAACGAAGTCAGGCTCACCCTCGTCGAGGTCGACAGCCAACCAGTTCACATACCATTCAGCGGTACGCTGGTAGTCTTTCCTGAATAGGGGGTACACCCCGATGGGTGGTTCCCCCTCCAGGTGTTCCCGGACAGCGTCCACATACGGTTCACCTTCGGCGGAGTAAGCCACCCCCTGGGGGTCAACCAGAGGACGGATACCGTCATAGTTGGTGGCTATGCGGCCACCCTGGTGTAGCCGGGCGAAGGTGTCGACTAAGTCAACCATCGGTCATCCACAGGGATGTCAGATTCGTAGTATTCCCGAACGAGGCCACAGTGCGGGTCCATGAAGTAGTCGATGGGTGGGTTCGTTGTGTGGCATGGAGGCCGCTTGTTCTTACACAGGTCTAATGAAATAGATACCGAATGGATGCGGCGTTGGTGTTCGTCGAGTTTCGCCAAGTCTCGTTTGCGGAACACATTCAACTGGAGGATGGCGTACTCGTCTGCGTTGAACTTGCCGTCATCCATTCCCCTCGACGTTCCCCTCGTCGAACTCTTACCCGACTGGTGAACAAGGCCGACGGGAAGGTTCTCTGTTTCGGCCCACTCCTTGACACCCTTCAACACGGATGAGACACCCTCGTAACCGGACGCTGCCGGCAACTGCTCCAGGAAGTCGATCATCACGAAGCGGGGTCGGATCTGCCAGAAGTCTTCACACTCGGAAAGAGCAACACTCATCTCACCAAAGGGCATAGCGGATGGGAATATCTTTACCCGATCCAGCATCTCCTTGGCGTCCTCGATGTGCTGCCGGTGAATCATGTCGCCCGCCTGGAGGGCTTCTTCCACATCGGCAAGGTTCTGCATGTATAGCAAAGCGTACAGTTTGCTGATGACTAGAGTCTCTGGTTCGTCCGGTGTGAAGATCACAGCCCGAAAGTCCGGGTCGTTGTTCAGATTCGTCGCTATGGCTGACAGTAGCACAGCGGACTTGCCGCTATGGGCACGGCCCGTGACGACGAGAACGTCGGACGGCCACACGCCACGCATCTTGGTGTCGATGTCTCCCAACCCCAGGAAGAACCTGTCGTGGCTCCCCGCTGCGTACTCCATCCACTTGTCTACCGCCTTGTGGCTGGGCTGGAAGTAACGGTAGTTGTGTTCAGCGGGCTGAACATCGACACCCCCCAATCGGGCGTCAATGTCAGCGTCGCTGAACGCAACGGGTGCGTCGTCGCTCACCTACCGGTTGGTCTGGTAGGCGTACTGCTGGAGTTCGGAACGGCGGCTGTCCCACGGGAAGTCGACAGCGTCGGCCTGCGTCTGGCCGGATGCCTGGTCCCACACCTTCAACGGGACGTTGCTGTCACCGTCGTTGACCCACAGGCCCACGTTGTTCGACACGTTCAGCCCCATGTGTGTGAACGCCTCCTTCATCACGGAGAAGTTCGGGAAGTTCTTGCCGCTCTTGGCAAGATCGGTGGAACCGTCGCCGTGTTCCTTCACCTCGAACACCTTGATGGTGCCGCCGTTACCGTCCGACCACTCGTTCGGCTGGAACGCCAGCAGGTTCCAGGCAGCCTGCTTCTCGTCTGACTGCTTGCCGACACAGAAGTCGACCCGTGGGTAAATCTTCTGACCCAACTGCGGGCCGTTAGGTGCCCCGCCTGCGGGGCGGGGCGCCGGTGCGGCAACCACCGACTGCTGCGTCGGGCCGGGCGGAGGAGCGGCCACAGCGACCGCTCCGGGGAACGCCTGGGCGACGATGCCGACACCGGTACGCTCCACCAGGTCGTTGTGGACCGCCTCCACGCAACCCAGGTACTTGTCGATGTCGCCGCTCCCGCAACAGACAGAGCCTGCTACCTTTGCTGCAACCTGAGCGATGATCGAACGATCTCTCGCATCCATACTGTTTCTCTCTCTCTCCCCTTTACCAGGGCGTAGAACCAAGGTGTTTCCCTCGGCATTCACCAGCCTGCCAGACGGGACACCATTGCGGAGAGCAATGCCATCCCGACCATCGCATAGGCCAGACCTTTAGATCAGATTGTATAAGAGCGGCTATCGACCAGCATAGATCCCGGAGCGCCTCTGTGTGAGGCTCTTGACGCTCGATGCGGATGGCCTGCATCTTCCCCTTTACCAACGCCACCAGATCGAAGTCTGGTATCCCGAAAGCGAAACAGTAGACGCTGGCCTGCAGGTTCCAGCGGCGCTGCTCCCACGGCAGGTACTCGCGGCTCGGGTTCTTCCAGTCCAGGATCAAACCATCCTGAACCCAGTCGGCCGTGCCGGTAAGCACTAAGCGTACGCCATCCCGTTCATCAAGAACGGTGCGGAAAGACTGCTCAACCCCCGTCGGAACTAACAGATTGGGAAAGCATTCTTCATGCCATACTAAAAGATTCTTTCTGGCAACATCGACAACGTTCTCAAACTCGTGCCGCCACACCTGCACATCTTGGGCAAGAGTAGGTGTAATGGAATCCATGTATTCGGATGTTTCGTCGAAAGAAAGCCTGTTACCTGTGTGCATTAGTTCGTTGCCGCAATACTCGATAGCGGCGTGAACCATGTTGCCTCGCAACATGTCGCTACTCTCCTGCGAACGGACAAGACCCAGGCGGTCCTGGCGGGCCTGCTCCGGGCAGTTCGAGAACGTGTTCAGGAAACTCTGGCGAATCGGGATCTCGATCATGGAACCAGTATGGCACACGGGTGTGACAGTGGGGGCGACACGGCCGGCGCCGCCTCGGAGAGGAAAGACGACACCGACCGAACCGCTACCAGGCGGTGGCCCCCGTTACCCCCCACCCCCCCTAAAGGGGGGTGGGGGTACGGTACCAGGTCAATCATACAGCGGGGCGTCCCCCAGGACA